ATTTCATCATCCAAGTCATAATCAAGCACATTCCAAATCGCTCGTTCACCATCTACTTCAGGTACGTAGTAATAAGGATTTCCAATTCTTACTTCCTCAATATCACATTCCCCTAAATAACTATGATCACTATCGTATATACCAAACAAATCTTTTTGGTATTCCAAATAATCTTCGATAGCATCTTTAATGCTATCTTTCGGTTCACCAGCTACTTCATCTTCACACCAACAATATTTTGTTTCATCTTTAACTAGCATTGTTATTTACCTTTTCAACTCTATACATTCAATAATGCAATTCGCAGGCGATACGGAAATAAATCTTTTTCGTTCATCAGTAAAAGTAATTACTGTTTCGTTGCCTATTTGTACATTTCGTATAGCACGTTCAAATGCTTTTTTATCTTCAAAAGTTTTTGTTTCATATGTGCCTGTTCCACAATTCATAACAATTGTTAGTTCAACCATTTTTATCACCTCTTAGAACGGAATGTTTTCATCTTGATTTGCGTTTTCAAAACTATCAAAGTTAGATGTGCCAGCATCACCATTCATTAGCGATGTACCAACAAAGTTTGCTACAACTTCTGTTACGTAGCGTTTCTGTCCATCTTGTGTTTCATAGCTACGTGTTTGAAGTCTACCCTCTACGAACGCTCTATTGCCTTTTCTCAAATTGCCTACGCTTTCACCTAGCTTTCCCCATGCTACGCAATTAATGAAAGCAGTTTGTTCTTTTGTTTCGTTGTTACTATCAATGTATGTATTGCTTGCTGCGACTGTGAATGTTGCTACCGCTTTTCCAGATTGTGTGTAACGCACTTCAGGATCACGTGCTAAATTACCTAAAATTTGTACTGTATTCATTCAATTCTCCTTTATATCTTTTGTTCAATACACATCTTACCTTTGTACACTTTGATGATTTCCTCTAGGCTTTCAAAGGTTCTTGCATCCGCTTTCATAATCATTTGCATCTGTTGAGATGCCTCTTCTTGCGTTTCCACATTTAGAGGTATCTCAATAGTGATTACCATCTTTCGTTTCTTACTTAGCATTTAACCCCCTAGTAGTAATACATTCCGTTTAAGGATGCCTCTGTATCGTCAATGTACACATCGTAGCTAGGATGAATGTGGCAATCGACTGTTGCCTCGTTACGCATGATTTCTAGCAAGTTTTCAATCTTTGTTCTTGCTTGTGCCTCATTCGTAGCTAGGACTGTAAAACTTACATTGAACGATACATTCACGCTTGTTTCAAACTCTTTTATTCGCTCTTTCATCTATCCACCTATAGCACTTTTTAACAACGCTTTACCTTTATCAGATATTTGGCTATTTTCGATTATCTTTGCTACATCGACTGGTTCTTTTACCACTTCTACCAAGTTACCTGTAGCAGTCATTTCGATTTTCTTTTGCCCAGCATTTAATAACTCTCGTTCCTTTTCTGCTTTTTCCCTTGCCTTTAATAACAAGTGATTATCTTTAATTGAATTTGCCATGCGTTGGCGGTGTTTTTCACGTTCCGCTAATTGCTCATAGCATCTAATGAATTGTGATCTACAACTTGCCTCGTTATATTCATTCCCCATTCTAGGGTTGAATGAAGACCATATAGTGTTTGCAGCTTGTAAGGTTATACCTTGTAAATGCTCTTTACCATGTTCAAAGCCATAAGCACCTACTGCCTTAATTACTTTTTCCCATTCGCCTTGTGCGATTGGTAGTTCCTCGTGTGCGTTTACATAACTACTTATATCCTCACAAGCGGATAATATTTCACCTACCGATGGATAAAATTTAATCTTATTAATACGTACAAGATTGACTACCGCCTGTTTTAATGTAACTGGGTTTATATCTGATAAAAACGATACATACGCTCTTACGTTTTCTTCTGACAATTTAGAATTTGGTATCGTTGATTGTAGCAACAGAATCACTTCCATTACATCCGCTTTCGCCATATTCCACCTCACTCTCATTCATAACTTTGTAAATCGCATCTAATGTTTGTTCTGTATTTGTTTTCTTTGTTTGTTTTGTTGTATTCGTATAGCTATTTTTCTCCCAAGTTCTAACCGCTGCTTGCCAGTTCTTCATAGAATTTTTGCCTACTTTCCAGCCATTGCTTTCGTAGTAGTCATAGAAATGTTGTGCATCTACATTGTTATTTCTTTCAATGCAGTATTCTTTAATTTCAGATAGAGTAGGTTTTTCAAAACGCTTGCGTTTTGTTGTAGTGCTTGCACTACTATCTATCTCTTTCTCTATCTTTATCTCTTTCTCTAACTCTATCTCTATCTCTGGTGTAGATTTCTCCAAGATTTCTTTAAGATTTCTTGATTGAGTTAGTTTCTTTTGTTTTCTTTCATCTGATATTCTTCTGTCATAAAGCCTTTGTCTATCAGCCTCTGTACTGCCTTTGCCTATGAAGTTCTGAATATCTAGCATATAGATAGCACCATTTTCTAGTATTTCTATAAGTCCTAGTTCTTTAAACATAGATAATGCTTGTTTGATAGTGCCTACTTGATGCCCTGTTACGCTTGCCAGCATTTCAGCGTTGTAAGGAATGCGATCATTAACCACCAACTTTCCATCATTCTTTAGACTTCGTAGGTAGAGTTTTAAAAGAATATTGCTATACAAGTACCCATCTTTCATACTTTCCAATATCTTCAACTCATCACTATCAAAGAAATTATCTTTTAATCTAAGATAGTAATATTTTTTGTTATCGCTCATAGGCACTATCTACCATAAACGTGATCACAAGCGGTTTCTTTATACTGTGGTTTTACTTCCATAATTTCACCAGCACTTACAGGCTTAGCTTTTGGTTGTGTTTGCTTAATCACATCAAGCACATCTTTTAATTCTACGATTTCACCATCATATGATTTATATGTACCTTGCGCTTGTTCTAGTTTCTCAATTCGTTTCTTCACATATAATTCAACTACATCAATTCTTTTCATACTCATCTGTCCTCTTTTCTATTTCCTCTAACAAGTGTTTGCGTATCTCTTTTGCGAACACTCCATGTGCTTGATTGTGGCATTGCATACACAAGCAAGCTAGATTTCTCAATTCACTTAAACCACCTTGCGAACGAAACACTATGTGGTGGCATTGTTCCGCCCTGTAGCCACATATAACGCATTGTCCGTTATCACGTTCATAGGCTTGTTTTCGTGTTACTGAATATAATTTGTTATCCCTTTTCTTTCTGTTGTTCACTCTCCCACCCCTCTATAAGAGATTGGATGTACTCACTAGGTTCTAACTTGATACCTAGTTGCGCACATTCATCTGTTAGACAATCAATTAGTCTTGCCATCTCTTTTGTTGTGTAAACGCTGCTGCCGTGGTAGCACATAATATTGTGATAACCTTTGATGCTTTTACATTCACCAGCATCTTCAGCTATCCACCCTATGCCGTGTGCTTGCCATATTTGTATATAGCGTTCAACTGCATCTTCACGGACTGGAACATATGTGAAGTGTCCACAGTCCTTGATAGCCTTTTTGTACACATCCTCTTTTGTTGTGTAACTATGTTTACTAAGTTCAAGTGCTATGTTTTGACATAACACCCAGCAATAAGCATTAGCATTTAGACTTCTTGATTTGGTTTTGCGTTTGATTTCTACTGTATATTCTTTGTCAGTAGTAATCTGTGTTAGATCATTGTCATGTGGTGCTGGTATCACTACCATCACACCTAGCGGACTACGTAGTGTTTCAATATTACTTGTTGTCCACTTCATAACCTTTTACCCAGTCATAAAGTTTTGACATTTGATTTCTTGTAATGTTATCAATCACACCAACACCAAACATTTCAGTTAATTGGTGCGCTACTTGTTCTTCACTTAACCCATGTTCTTTTGCCATCTTCAAGATGATTGCGTATGCATTGTGAGGGTCAAAGTCTTTTTCTTTCTTTTCTTTTTCCGCTGCTGCATTAATTTTTGTATCTTGTAAACCTCGGTATACATCAGCACCTACACCAATCATTTTTGCTGCAGTACCTAACGCATCTGTAACCGCCATCTTGAATGCCTCATCATTTCCGTGGTAACCATTTTTATCTTTTTGAATTAAGAAATCGCCACCATAGCCCGGAATTGGTTTACTCCACACGTTACCATCTTTAATGTATAGATTTACTTTTACATAAAGCATTGTTTCGCCAGTAGCCTCTACCGGTACTTCTTTTGTTTCTACAATGTCAAAATACCAACCAATGCCACACATACCATATGTTTCAGTTAATATTTCCCATCTCCATTGAGGTGAAATATCATACTTACCTTTGAGTTTCCCAAACTCGATTGGCTTTAAAGCTGATTGCGGTACACTCTTAACCGCTATATATCTACTATCCATCTATACCTCTTTGTATTTGTAACCACGCATTTCTAAGAAATCAGTTAAATCTTTTGCATCATCTTCGGTTAAGTCATAAACAGTAACTGTTAAACCATTTTTTGTTTCCACAACTTCGATTGTTTCAACTGGTTCATTTGTGATGCTTGCTCTTGCTGCCTCTTCCATTTCGTTACGTTCCGCAAATTTTGCATTGATTAACTCTCTAGCCTGATCTAGTGGCATATCTTGTACAATGTTCCAACACTCATTAAATGTGATTGGTGTTGCAAGTTCGTATTGTTGGTTGCAAGTATCTACAACAAACTCAATCATGCCTTTTTTCTCTGCTAAGATTTGTTTATAATCATCATCTGATTGTTGACGCTTTGAGATTTCAATCATCATTCCCTCAATGGAAATTTCAATATCTTTCATCTTTGCAGTTTTATTTAACCAGCGTTTATCATGTTGAAGTTGATTTGCGTATTCTTCACGCACTCCATATTTCTCAACCATCTTTTCGATAAACTTATTGATGGCATCTGTTTTTGCTTGTACCTCTTTTTCGTCAAAGTATTTGATTTGTTCTGCAAGTGGTTTTTCTGCATCGTAAACAACTTTCAATACTTCGTTTACTTCTTCCTCAAACAATTCGATAGGTCTTTTGAGTTCACGTTTTTTCTCTTTACAGAATTTATCAAGCGTTGTTCTGTATTTAACAATTTCATTTTTAGCACTTACCATGTCTTTATAGTTATCTTCTGTAACTACAAGTCCTTTGTATTTTTCTAACTGTGCTTCAAAATAATTTTTAATTTCGTCTTTATTCCATTTGAATACTTGTTCGTTTTGACTAACAATAGGTGTTAAATTAATTTCCATTTAATTCTCCTTATATCTGTGATAAAACATAAGTAGAGATATTTCACATACTCTCTACCAAGTCCGCTAAACTTCTTCTACACTTTTCACTAGCGGACTTTTTTATTTTCATAAAAAGCTATTTCTTCTTCTCATTTACTACTTAGTAACCACATCGTTACACCTAATAGGCTTTGACAAATGAATGTCCACATATCGATGTTATCTAGTTCCAAGCTACCCATACCGCCTACAACTAATACCGCTGATATGATTTTCATTCCATAACACAACTTAATCATTTAAATCTTCTCCTACGATCACTAGCATTTGGCTGGTGATTTTTTTTATTTCACTCTTTAACTTATGATTTTCTTTTCTTAGGCTTTCCACCTCGCTTTGTAGTTTTCTATAACCGATTGCGTTATATTCATCTTCAACACCAGCTAATGCCTCAACCTCTCTTTTGCTAAACTTCACACCGCTTATATTTGGCAGTTGTGTTAGCTTTCCATCATTTCTTAGGTTGTATACAGATGTTGTTGAGATTTGTAACAGTTCGGCTACTTGTTCAACTGTATATACAAGGCTATCCATATCTCATCCCCTTGTGTGAATTTAATTCACTATCTTATTTAAAAAAAATTTCTCTAGTTTCTTTGCTAGATAACTTTAATAGTTCTACTAGCTTTGCAATTTCAGATGCTTTAAACTCTGTATCACCTCTCAACTTCTTATATAAGCCCTCTCTAGTAAGGCTTAGTTCACTTGCAACATAGGATAACTTATATCCTTTATCGTCAATGATTTGTTTTAAGATGTTCATTCTACACCCCCTTTATGTTTTTTTGTTGTGTGAATTTCTTTCACACTCATAATATAACATCATGGTGAATGTATGTCAACACTTTTTATTATAAAAGTTGATTTTATTTCACATTACATTTAAAATCATAATAGATAATAGCGTTAAGAGGTGATTTGACATGACACTATATGACAATATAAAAACATTAAGAGAAAACCTGAAAATGTCGCAAGATGAATTAGCGAAAAAAGTTGGATATAAAGATAGAACCAGTATTGCAAAGATTGAAAGCGGTAAAGTAGATTTATCTCAATCTAAAATATTTGCTTTCGCTAAGGCATTAAATACTACTCCTGAAGAATTAATGGGTTTGAAATATTATGAAGATCGTGAAGTTTCAGAATATGCACAAGCAGTAAAAGATAACCCTAATCTTAGACTATTATTCGATGCTAGTAAGAATATGTCCAAAGATGATATTGAATTTGTAATAAACACTATTGAAATGTTAAAGAAACGTGAGGGTAAATAATATGGAATTGCTATTATCTGTTATATCTATAGTGGCTTATTTTTTTGGCTATCCTACTATTGCTGGAATTGTAGGTATCATAGCCACTATATTATTTGTATTATTATATTCAAAACAAAACAAACCTTATGGAGTTTTTGTTCCGTGGCTAATCATTTCAATTCTACTAAATGTATTATTTGTTAATTACAAACCCAACTTTATATTAAGTATAGGTATTGTTTCTTCAATGTCTATATGGCTTACTTCTGTTTTAGTTTGGTTGTTCAGTTTAATAACAAGTAAATAATGAGGAATTTTATACACATTCTTTTATGTACAATATCCCCATAAGGGGGTTAAGTATTATGAACATAGTTTTGATTTACACTAAGTTAAGACCTACACAAACTGCGGTATTAAAACTAAACGATGATGGTACTTATACCATTCTCGTTAATAGTGATAAGCCTATTGATGTACAACGAAAAGGTATACTACATGAGATAGGTCATATATTAAATGATGATATGTATAGTCATGCTCATATTGATTTAATCGAACGCATGGCACACGCTAGGGAAATTGAGTTTGAGGGTATTAACTTCTACACACATATATTATGAGGTGAATTATGCAATACAATTTCACTATCAGAAAAAAAGATAAAGGTTTTCAAATCATTGTAGCGTACAAAGACGGCTACAAATGGAAACAGAAATCTAAACAGGGTTTTAAAACTAAACGTGAGGCTAAGGAATACGGACACGTTATAGTAAAGGAATTAGACAAAACCGCACTCTTAACCAAAGAGGTAACCTTGAAAGAATTAACATTCAAGGAATTTGCGGATATGTTTTTAGAAATAAAAAAGGCGCACATTACGCATAGTACTTTGGTTATGTACAATCACGCTATATGTGCTTATAAATCAATTCACGATATGAAACTGTCTGATATTAAACCGCTACACATTCAGAATGTAGTAAATAAAATGGTTACATCACCAACTACTATTAATTCGTATTATAAGGTAGTGGAAAGGATATTCTATATAGCTATCAACCCATATAAGATAATTTCAGATAACCCATGTACTGGTGTTAGGTTGCCACGTGTCGAACGCAAGAATATGATCCATACAATTTCCGATGAGGAATTAAACCAATTTGCAAAGTTCATGCGTGAGAAATATCCACAAGCCTATTACTTTTTACAAATAGCTAGATATACAGGAATGAGATTTAGTGAAGTATATGGCTTAACTTGGAATGATATATACCTAGAAAATCGCCAAATTCACATCAATAAGCAACTTTCTTTCCGTAAAGGTGCAATCACCTTTGAGAAAACTAAAACCGCCAATTCGGTGCGAATTTTGCCAATTCCGCCTATATTAGAAAACATACTAATAGAATATAAATCACATGAGTTAGAGTTTGAACATGACCTTGTATTGAACCCATACAAGAAAAATGGTGTTAAATGGCAAATCAACACATATTTAAAACGCTTTGGAGCTAACCTATCAGCACATAACCTAAGACACACCTATGCTACAAAGCTATTAGCAAATGGACTAGATGTAAAAACTGTATCATCGCTACTTGGTGATACACCACAAATGGTGATGAAAACCTACGTTCACTATAACGATGAAATGAAAGCAGCAGCATCAAATGCGGTTGCTAATATTTTTAAATAAAATTTTTGACGATTTTTGACGAACCGCACACTTACACCACAAAAGATGCAGTAAATAAGTACTTCTTTAAACTTACAATCTTAACGATCATAAAAGGTTATATAACTTGATTTTATTTCAAATTTCAAAATACGTTGTAATAATCAAAGTTTTATATCATGGTTTATCAAAACCACCCACACAAAACACAATATTTAAAATTCATTTTTTGACGAATTTTTGACGGCAATAAAAAAAGAGGGTAGCAATTACGCTACCCTCAATTTGTTTTATTTATCTAATTCTACTAAGCGGTGTAATTCACCATTAACAAACCACATTTCACAACGCACGTTGTTTTGGTCTACCAAGGTTGCCATGTATAAACCATCTTGATTTGGTTGAATATCTTCTGCGAATTGATGTGTTTTTCCCTCAAATGTAAATACTTGTGCCATAATGTTTTCCTTTTAATCAATATATCCTAACTGTCAACTAACAGTTGATTGTTGCAAGCCGTGCAACTCGGAGATAGATTAGATCACCATGCCTTTACTGTATAAAGTACACTACCACCTTTAAATTGTGTTCCCTCAAAATGCCCTAGCATCTCAACTCTACCAGCTTGATAACCGATAGTTTCATACATTTTCTTATCAATCACAGTAACACCAGCTTTTATTTTATGTTCTTTGTTTAGGTTAATCTTATACACATCGACTTTTTGCTCGTCTGTGTTGGCCACTACTGCGGTTCTATCAGATTTTTCTGTGGCCACTTTAGGTAAGTTAGGGTTGCTATGTGCAATATCCTGTTTCACCTTTTCTGCAGCAACTTCAACTGTAGGCGCTTGCGTGTAGTATGTCGCTACTGGTTGAGTTTTTTCCTTTATGGAAATAACTTCTTGTGCTTGTTTTTCTGTTACATGAATTGCTTTTGACAATTCTGTAGGTGATTTAGCTTGTTGTTGCGTGATTACAACAGGCTTTTCAATCTGTTTCTGTTTATACAGATGATAGCATCCCATACAAATGAGTAGGAACGCTAACATCGGAATTATGACCTGTATGGTGCGTTTATGTGTTTTGATATAAGTTAGTACCTTATGTAGATAAAACATTCACCTATGCCCCCTCTACCTCTTCCATTAGCATTTTTAACGCTTTGAATTTCTCATCGGCAAATCGATTATTTAGGCTATCCCTTAATGCGCTACTATTCCATTCAAGGCTCATGCACGTATCATAGATGCCAGCGATAAGGTCATAATCAAAACGCTTATCATCGATGTAGGATAGGTTAGGCAACTCAATATTCAATGCCTTTTCCATTAGCTTTAATGCATCATTGAACATATTAACGATTTCACCAGTACCATATTGTACTGCTCTACTCCACACTACATCTTTTAATGCATCAGAATGTTTCTCTACATTAAACATATTCTGTCTTAGGTACTCACACGCTACATCGTAGTATGCGGACTTGATGTAATCATGCTGCATCTTTTCAAAACCTACCGCATCAAGTGTACCTAATTCTTGCCACTTAGCAATAAAGCCATCAGAATTGATTTCTCCACTATCAATCAAGGCTCTAGCATAATCTGTGTAAAATCCACCTTGCTTTAAACCCCATCCAAGGAACGCATCAACACTACCACAATTACTTGCTAGTTGGTATGTACCATAAGAGATACCGCCAGCATCATTAATGCCACTAGATACACACGCTGGATCACCATTACTTTCATATTCAGCACTCAACTGTCCTAATTCAGCCATTCTAATTACTCCTTTTCTTTGTCATTGCTGCCCCCATTCATATATTGGGAACGCTTAACACCACCAGTAGCACCGATATAACCACCTAATACACCAACTATTACACTTGCCAAATCTTTCTGTTCAAGATAAATAGTCATGATTAGTGCGGCTGCAAGTGCCACTAAGGTTATAGTGTCCTCATAATTAATCTTCATTTAATCGCATCCTTTACGCTTTTAACGAACGCTATTAATTGTTTAATCAAATCTACCGCACGTTGAAACCATGCACTTTCTACAAACTCTAGTTCAATCATATTCTCTACAATAGATGCTAACTCAACCATAATAGGTACTAGATACATCAATGTAGATAGAAACACATCAATGCGACCTAACATAGGAATGTCTACATCAGGCAAGGTTAAGAGAATGAAAGATAAGAGGAATAACCACGGATAAGATTTAACTAATTTTTTAGTCATATCCGCTCGTAGTTTTCCGCTTACAAGAAATCTGCGTTGGTGTCCATCAACTTCAACGCTCGCCCATCCTCGCCATATAATCGCAAGGAACATATTCTTGAACGTGATTTCCCTATTAGTAGCTAAATTAAAATTGCGTGCCTCAACTAAGACACGCAACATAGTATCAATAAACACCAATACAACACTTGTAAATATGGCTAGTGATATTCTCACCGCCTCACTCACACTAAAAACCTCTACCATAAATGGTGGAAGAAAAACTTCAATCATACTTACTCTCCAATTCGTTCTATCTTAATGGTTAGTTTACTATCGCTAGTTAATATTTCTTTTCTCCATCCATCAACATTAAATATAGCTTTTTGATTAGGGAAACTTGCTACAGTAGACACATTAACCTCAATGTCTTTTGATGTAGCAACGCTAAACTCATTACTTTCATTACGACTTGCGCTTACTGTGGCTCTATATCTTCCTTTAGGTAAATACACAAACATTTTTTCAGTTCCTCTAACATCATTTGTGTACTTTTGCCAATTCCAAGTAGTAAATAAAATAGGGCTTGTTTGAACATAACTCTTGCTACCATTCGATGTACGTTGCACCACAAGGGCGGTTTTATCCGCCCCTAATCGTGCATAATATGTTTTACCATTAATAACTATCGGCAATCGTTTTTCGCCTACATCACGCAAGTTATCAATCAGTTCAAATGTTAGTGTATCGTTCCCTTTCTTAACTTTTAAGTTAGGCATTATTCAACATACACCTCATTTCCACCATTAGCACTCCACAATTTCAATCGGCTATTCAAGGATGTTTGTACTCTCCCCCAGCTTTTCCATGTATTCGCCATAAACATTCTGTGGTATGTTTCGCCATTGAACGCATGGAATGTTTGGTCAATCATTGCACCTTTGCCAAAGTTCATTACGATTAACATACCTTGTTTGTGGCTACGTGGTGGGTTATTAGCACCGCCATCAAAATTAATCTCAATAGCACTTTGTTCTGTGAATGTATTCCAATCTGTTGCCGTTTCAATTTTAGAATATGGAAAACCTAATTGGTCTACTTCTGTTTTCTTAACAAAGTTATCATCCACATCTTTTTTCTTATAAATAGCCGTTCCGTAATGTTTGGTAGTAAGTACTGTGAAACTATCTGTACCATCATAGTGTTTAAATTCCTTACCTTTAATAAACGTATTAACGGAGTTATCGCCAAGTTCTACGTTACCAGCGGTAGACACCTTAGCCATACCAACACCATGACCATCAGGTTTATAACCCTCGATTAAGGTATTGTTAGCCATTTTAAGTGCGCCATTTAATGTACCGCCTGTTAGTTTGAGATAATCAAGCGTTGCTAATCGTGCAGTATTGATAGAGTTTTGGTAGTCCTTATTCGGATCACCAACATAAATATCTACTTGGTGTCGCTTATTAGGTTTTTCTGTTAAGACCGCAAAATAGAATTTGCCGTTGTAATAAGCTATATCTTCGATTTCGGTAGTTCTATTGATTTCAATAATCTGTTTAACTGTGCCAAATGGTGTACATTCTACTAAACTACCAAGCGTTGCACTCATGATGCAGCCATTCAACATGAAAGCACCATTGTTATTGAAATCATCATATTCATAATCGACTTGATATGTTTTTAATTTCTTAAAATCATCGTTGTATAAATTGATTTCACGCAAGCGTTGTTGACCGCTAATAGGTACGATGCTTACATAAGTTCGTGTGATTGGGTCATAACCAATATTAAATACACGTTCATTCAATGTGATAGTACGTTCATATTGCATTGTGTCAGCATTAAGTACTGTTAGGTTATTACCATTTTTCAAACCATTAGCAAGATAAATCTTGTTGGTATATTTGTTGTAGCACATAGTATTACAATGCCCCATCTTATCAGGGTCATTGAATTTATAAGTACCTACAATCTCAAACGTGGATGAGTTGAGTTCATAGAATGTTTGGTTGTTACCATCACCGCTAATACAAGCTAACACGAATACATTCTTTTTATCGTTGTATGTAAAGCCTTGACATTGGTTGACCTCATCGCCGTATTGAATGTTCTTAACAAATGCAATATTAGATGCACCTTTTAACATTGGTGTTTCAGTAGGATAGAATGGTTTTACATTGTTGTATGTACCCATATCCATGACACTATCAACAGTATTGAAAGTTAGATGTTCATTAATTTTGTAGATGCCATTAGGTACTAACAATATCTTATTTTTTAAATTATCGTTAGCACGTTTAAATGCTGCGGTATCATCCGCTACACCATCACCAACTGCTCCAAAGTCTTTTACGGAAACGATGCCATACAAACTATCTTTAGGTACAAACTTTGTATCGGCTTCTGTTTTTGTAATCAAACCACCGCCATTCGGTAGGGCGATTTGTTCAGCTTTACTTGCTGCGACTTCTGCACGTTTAGCAGCATCTGTTGCCTTGATAGCGTTACTTGCAATAGAGGTTTGTTTATTATCAATGTCATTTTTTAAGGTCTTAGCTTGGTCTACAAGATTATTAATATCTCGTTTATCAACAGTTGTTTGCCCTGCATAAGCCTTAGCATCTCTGACTAATCGCTCTGCCGTAGCAACATTAGTTGAGGATGTATCAAGTGCAGTATTAGCCGTTGCCAATTTATCATCAACAGTCGATGCTATCGTTTTAATTTCTTCGCCCAATCTGTTGATTATATCTGCATTAGCATTAATCTTATCGGACTTTTCAGAAATTACACTCATAGCATTAATTGCATCATTAGCAGCCTTAACGGAACGCTCCACAATATCTTTCGCAACTTCATTTGCGTTCTTATCACTATCCACTCGAATTTTAAGTGATCTATCTAAATCAGCTTTCATTTCTTGTAAAATAAGTACAATCTTATCCGTTGCGTGTTCGATATTCTCGAATGGGTATTCATCAGGCAAGTCCATATCTTGTGAGATTGGTGTTTTACGCTCCAAGATAACCTTTTGCCCTACGGCTAGTGCATCCCCATTAGCTGGGTAAATTACCGATTTGGTGCTTTCGTCATAATCGATATTGCCTACTTGTACCGCCTCTGTACCATCTTCATCAACGATAGTTAGTTTAATATCCTCGATTTGGACAAAATCATATGGGAAAATAAACTTCTTATTTCTCCCATCGCATTGATACACTACAGATGGTTTCAAAACTTCTGGTGTCAATTTAACATCCCCTTTCAATGTATATAAATAGGACTACCCATTATGGATAGTCCTTATTTATCAATGTTTCTTTTTATCTTTTTTAGTTTTTAATCGTCTATCAAATACTACTGCCATGATTGCATCCTCTAGTGATGCATCGGTATCTGTGAAACCAAATTTAGCTAATGTCCACAAGCCATCAGTTACAGTATCACTAAACCCAGTTGCTCGGTTTGCTAACTGACTGAAACTTCTACCTACATCTATACCATCTTTGTTTTTGCTCATAATTGCGTTGCCTAAATCGTAGAATTTCTCAACGATGCTTAATGCCATAACGCTATTACCTTTATTGAATACCTTTTCACCTAGAATGTATTTCATAGCCATATTTGACATATCACGGATGATTGGTACACCCATAGTACCTTGTGAAACTAACTCTTCGATAAATGACTTAGCTAAATCTTCAGGCTTATCATCATCGCCATTCGTTAAGGCTTTGTAAGCCATCATACCGATAGCCTGTGAAATCAATGTCCACCATAGCATTTTAACGAACCTTGCATAATCGCCATTATCCTTACGTGCATAGTTGCCCTCTGTGATGATGTTATAAAGTGTATTAGCGTAAGAATAGAACGGAACGAATAATTGAGTGAATGTAGAACGTGAACGCTGAATAGCAGCAGCATCTTTTGTATCACCGCTACCAAATATATCACGCACCGCTCTATCGCCAGCCTCAATCGATTGTTGCTCGACCCATTCAGCACTTACACCCTCTTTACCAAAGAGTTCAGCTTGTTTTTGGTCATATGCGAATTTCCATACAGGAATAGATAATGCAAAGTCTGTTTCTGTAAGTAATCTGAACCCCATTTGATTTATATCATCTCGAATGTCGGCTAACTGTTCTACCTTATAACCACCAACATTTGTATCACCTAAACGCAAGCCTTTACCAGCGATAGATAAACCTTGTTTCAAGTCTTTATCTAATGTTTGTATACGTTCACGCATGAAGATTGATTGACCCAATACAAAATCTCTAGTGTTGTTATAAGTAGTTGTGCCGTGTCCATAGAAACCAATACCAGCATGATTGATGGCTCTAATGGTATTACCTACACCAATACGATAGAACGCAACAGGAATGTTCAATGCATTTTGCAATGCTACAGATACTCGACCAGCCATGACTGCGGTTGATGTATTCTTTTTAAGTGTAAGAATTAAGCGGTCAATATCATTTGTTTTAGCTGCCTCGTCTTGCCAGTTATCACGAACCCAAGTTCGTAAGAATTGGTAAGTATCTGCACCAAATTTATCAACGATGTAGTTTTGCAATTCTCTATTACTGATTAGCTTATTTACATCTGTAACCGCTTTACGCATAGTTACATGGTTAATAGCCTCTGTGATAGCGTTAGGAATTACATCAAAGTCTAGTAACAAAGATTTATCCTTAACTACATCCAAACGGCTTTTAGTAGCACTCATACCAGTACCCCAAACCGCATTACTACTAACCATAGTTTTTGCAATATCTTCAACTTGATTATCGCTTACAGATGCATTTACTTTAGGGTTATACACGATTGGGAAATATTGCCCCTCGATGTTTCGACCACCAATGGAGAATGATAAACCCTCTACTTTCTTTAATGGGTTACCATAAAGTTCCTCTTGAACCTTACTACGTTCATCAAAGAATGAATTGATATGATCCCATGTACGAATAACAAATTCCCAGTCCTTATCGGTCATGTGTTCTTGGAACGCACGTTCAATTTCAACCTCATTTGCTTTTGTGGTTTCCATTACACGTTGTCGGTTGCTTTCTGTACCCCAGTTAAGGGCAATCATGATTAATTGCTCTTTTGTTAAGCCATACAAGTTACCAACTGTATATAGATGTTCATTACGCATATTGAATAACTCACGCTTGGAATATATTCCTACATCCTTAGCCAATCTACGCATTGATACTTCCTTACGTTCATTGAACGCTTGCGTTGCACGGCTGATTGGGTCATAGATGTATTTAACTGCAAAGCCGTTTTTACCGCCACCCATTCGTCTTAGGAATGTTTCAACTTTCATCAATGCTAGGTGGAAACCATATAACTTGCCACTAACTGCATCTGTTTTCGTTTGGTTATTAAGAATGTTAAACACATCACCAGTTGCACCACCAAATGTTTCGGTAGCCTCACCGATGATTTCTTGTACTGCATTTTCAAACGATACGCTTTTACCCTCATCATTCAAAATGGTTGTACCCTCATACTCATTTCTGCCATTTTTATACATACCAGTCATGAGTTCTTCTAAGGTTTCCAACTCGTTCATCGTAATTGATTTGAAAGATTTCGGTGTTTTAGAGTAGAACAGTTCTGCTATCCAAGGTTGTAATTGAACCATAGATTGTTGGTTAAGAATAAGTGCATCCACATCAAGTGCGGATAATACTGTGTTCATGTCGAACCCATCAGTAGGTGCTAGTCCATCATACTTAGTTAAACCCATTTGGTATGCCATGTGTGCATAGAAATAACGCATATTAGGTTCAATGGCAATAGGGTTTTTAGGTCTAGTCATTCGTTGTAATTGTTGTTTTAATTTCAATCGCAACTTCTTGGACTTTTCAAAGTTTTCAAACGCTACTCTTGCCCTTGCTTGTTGTAGCATTTGTTCACGTTTATATCCTAGTGCTTTATCAACCTTACCACTTGCCAATGCTCTATCTGCTTTCTTACCAGCAGTTACGGCTTTATTCTGATAGGTCTTAAACTGAATAGCGTTAGAGATAGGTAATTCACCTAACTCTTTTCTTGCTCGGTTCATGTAGTCGGAAATAGTACCAAGTCCAGCACCACGAATAGAACGTACATTGTCTATGCGGTCTTGTAACTCATCTTTTAGCTTTTCAATACGTTCACTAGCTTTTAGTTCTTGCTTTTCGGCTCGTTCTTGTGTGCGTTCTGCTAATCGTTCTTTTTGTTCAATAGCACGATCTAGTTGATTAGTAATAGTGGTTAATCGTTTAGATAATTCACTATTCTTATCTTTTAGTTCACTATCACGTTCCTTTGCTTTGTCTGTGAGTTCTGCTTTTTCATTGTTCAACTTTTCGATTAAGCGTTCAGCTTTTTCAAGTTCTTTTGTTGTATCAACAAGTGCAGCATCTACTTTTTTCTTATCAGATTTAAGAATATCGTACTTAGTAGGTTTTACCTCTTTTTCGATTTCACTTAATTCTGTATCAATAGTTTCTGCGTTTGGGTCTAGCTTACGGATGCGCTCTAACAATTCCCAGTTCTTCGCTAATTCACGATTAGTAGATTTTTGAATAATCTTACTTTCCTCTTCGGTGAGTTTCATTTGACCTTGTGTACTAAGCAAGATTTCTTCTGCAATTTGCTCATTGGTTTTGCCTGCATTGTTATCTTTCATAAACTCTGCTTTCGCATTGTCCATTTCTTGATTGATAGCATCGTTAAATGTAGCACCAGCTTGTTCTACTTCCGCTTTCTCTAATTCTTCAATAGAGTTGTACTGCGTATCTTTCAATGCACCAGTACCAAACACATTGTATCGTTGATGTTCTTTATAGATAGGATATTGCTCAATCAATCGTTTTTCGATTTCAATTTGTATTGCATCCTTTTCTTCTTCCCATTCCTTGATTGGTCTATTGTCCAATTCTTTCATGAGTTTTCGCATCACACGTTCTTTTGCTTTCTCTTTTACATCGGCGATGTAGGACTGCATACGTGCTTGGTCTTGTTCAGATAGTTGCTTATAGAGTTCTGTTTTCTCGAATTGTTCAAGTTGTTGTTGCTCTGCGTATGCCTCTATATCCTCTTGGGTTGCAAGCATACGATCCATTACTTCCCTAATCTCTTTAGGTGGTAAACCACCTAAGCGTGATACTGCACGATAGATAGCACTTAGCCACTTACTAAATCGTCTGAATGTACGTTCAAGGAATTTAGTAGGTGCTTCACCCTCTCTTAGATAAGCCTCAAACCCTCTAGCGAATTTCTCGTGTGCATCGGTATTGATAGTTTCGTTATCGTTCCAACCGCTCCACTCTTTCAACGCTTGCCAATCGTCTTTGACTTGTTGAGGTGCGTTTTCCATTTCAGCCAAGGTCTTAATATCATCAAAGAATACATGACCCATCTCGTGCATGAATGTTGATTTATCAGCAGTTTTAAACAATTCTACAATACGTTCTGTTTGAGATTTAATAGTAGTCATACCATTGATAGATTGATTGTACTTTTCGATAATTTGAATAGACTTATCATCAAACACTACAAAGTTATGAGTAAGACCATGTTTGTATTTAATCCCTTTTACACCTAATTTGTTTAATTCAAGAGATGCTTTTTTGTCGCTACCTAAACGCTCTGACAAACTATTATAAAACTCTTTGCCAGTCATATTGGTATCAGTCGGATTTAATTGTTTGATTTTATCTAAAACGTATTCCGACTGCTCGTTAATTGGTTTTGAGTAATCTAACATTGTGTCTGCATCTGGAATTTCTGCATTATATAATGTTGGTTTTGAACCAGAAGTTACTTCAAAACTATCAATATTATCAATTAGATACGAAATTTTAGAAACAATATCATTATAAAAAATATAATGCTTGTTATATTTTTTTCGCTCCTCATCAATAGCATCTAATAGATACTCTTTATTTACTCGTTTGTTATCAGCCTTAGCTTTAGCTTTAGCATCATTTAACATAACAGTTGCCATTCGTTCAAACTTACTATCAACAAGTGTTGGTAATTTGCTAATAGTAAACTTACTGTTTTGTGTAATAAATTCAACGATGCCATCTAATTCATTTAAATTTTTAGTAACTCTATTTAAACTATCTTGCTCATCTTCTCTATGAGATACTAATCGTTTTAATAGAGTTTCTTTATTATTCTCTACATTAATACCACCAAATATCTGATTAATAACAGGAGCATACTCATCAGGTAAATTCTTTCCATTTAACGTAAATTCATTTTTCGATTTACGCTCTACCTTATAATTTTCAGCTACATTTCGCTTTTCAGCAAAATACAAACCCCAACCAAATGCTTGATGCCCTAAGCCACCGCCAATACCACCTAAATCAAACTCATCAAAATCATAAGGCGAACCATGCCATGCAGCTTGTGCATAACCATCTTTGCCATTCATCTTGGCATTTACATCAAATCGTAAAGTATTTAGGTAGTCCATAGCAGTATAACGTGCATTACCAGCCTCACGCATGATTTGTGCGAACACATCAGCATGAGTTGCTACCAATAATGCATCCTCATGTGCTTGTTGCTTGATATGACCTTTAGTGCTAGTTTCTAACAGTTCACGAACCTTTGTATATACTTCATGACCTGCTTTTGTTAGATTCATACGTAGTGCAACATTCTTATCCGCAATTTCAAAGACTTTATCTTTCATAGCCTCTAGGCTTTCAATCTGCATCAACATATGTTCCATATCTGCATAATGTGCATCAGATTGTGCTAATGCATCAGCATTACCATCAAGGCTTGCCGTTGTAGTTGCTCGGCTATACTCATAGGCTGCTCGTCTGCGTTCTGCATTTGTACGTGGTGCTTTACCGCCATTGTTAGCTTTATAATCAACTAACCATTGTGGTTCAACACCAGTACTTACCGCATCATTGATAGATTTATCCGCATTATCAAAATCACTAGCATAGGTTTCTCTATACTTTTCTTTTAATGTATGCAATAAGTTATTAAAGTTACGTTTAATGTTTGTAGGGTCAGATAATACCTCATTAAGTACTTCACGATCTACATCAGATGCACCATCAAATTCATTACGGATAATATCATCTTTGATACGTTCCGCACGTTTAGAGGTGTCATCTTTCAATACAGATTTTGCTACATCTACTTCTTGTTTTGCACGTTCCAAAGTTGCCAATGACATACCGCCACGTGTAAAGTAAGAGGTTTGTTTCAAAGCCTCTACTGTTTCATCTGACAAATTCATAGATACTTGTGCATATGAACCAATAGGAATTTCAACAGGTGCATCAGCCTCGATAGCTGCTTTGACTTCCTCTTGTGTAACTAAGCCGTTATCAACCATATCACGAATAGCAAGTTGTCCGTTTTCAGATTGTACCAATTCAGCTACATCTACATATTGAGTAGACACACCAACCTTATCGCCCTGTGCTTGTACGATTTTGCCGTATAGTTCAGGGTTTTCTTTTGCAATCTTATTGGTTGCACTATCCTTACGAACATTATCCATAATGACTGCACCATTGCGGTTTTGCTCTGCAATGATTGCTTCTTGTTGTTGTTCAGGTGTTAGCTTTTGGAAATCACGGAAAGCCTTTGCAGTACGCACACCACCTACTGCACCACCGATAGCACCAAAACCGATTACCGCTGGCAATGCTTGTTTCATTGCATCTAGCGAACCTATAGCAATATCACCTACGCTATAATAATCCTCTAGGTCATTATCCTTGCGTGTTAGGTTGTGTTGTACCTTTTCATTTACATCTTGCAAACCCTCTTCAAAGAGTTCAGGTACACCAGCTTTAATAGAGTTCTTAGCCATCTGTGCAACAGTTGTACCAATACCTCTATCAAAGGTTTTAACAGTATCACCTACACCAGCACTAATAGCTTTTGCAATCATACCTTTAGGCGCTACCGCTTTAAAGGCTTTACCCATAGCTGCAGTTGCTGCAAACTCAATACTAGCATCAATAGCAGCATAAGACATAGCGTATTGATTAGCCTCTTGGTCTGTGTATACTCGGTTGCCGTTAGCATCTTTCTTTTGAATGAGTTCAATGTACTTATTGCCAAATGACATTTTGTACATATTGTATGCCATGTCAGCACCGCCACCCCATTTAGCACCAGTAGCAGCACCAGCAGTTGCACCTACACCCTCTGTAGCCAAGCCACCAATTAATGCACCAGCAACTGCACCAGCTACCGCACCTATACCGCCTTGTTTTGCCATCATGTAGCCTTGACCTGCGGTTTCACCGATAACAGATTGTGCCACATCCATTCCATCTGCATGACGATAATTTGAAAGGTTAGTTTGTAAGCGTTGAATTTCGTTTGTTAATTCTTCGATTTTCTTAGGGTCTGTAGTGTTAGATAACTCATACCCAGCATCGCCCAATTTCATCTGATCATTGATAGACCATATATTCTGTTGGATGCTATCCCATATACTATGAGTAGATTTAACGGACTGTAAATTCTCTAAACCATAAATAGCCTCGGACTGTGAACCATATTTTACTTTGTACAGTTCAGGGTATTCATCGTACAACGATTGTACTGTTCGCCCTCTATCTACTTGATTAGCAAGATATGCTGCCCTTGTGAACCCTGTTTCACCACTATTCAAAATAGCATCTGCACCAATATTTAACTTGCTTGCATAGTCTAGTGCTGCATTAGCTTTTACCGCATCATTGCTTGCATAGATAAAACGTGCTGATGCAGCTTGCAAAGCTGGGTTATTTACAATAGGGTTTTCCTTTAAAGCCTCACCAATAGCAGATACAGTTTGCAAAGTTCTGTCATTACCACCGCCAGTTGTATCGACTAGATAAGGTGCATTAGCTAAACTCCCCAATGCATTGCCTACTTGTTGTACTGCATCTACTGCATTACCTACAACTCCATTAACAGGTGTGCCTAACTCTCCATGATCGCCATCCTTGTTAATAAATGGGTTAATTTTCTGTTGTTCAATTTTCCATGGGTTATTAGACATATTTCCACCTATCCCTCAATATTATACCTAGCATGGAATGTACCCTCGTCAATATCTTCAAAATCACCATTCGACTTATAAAGTCTTATATAGTGTGTATCTCCAAGTACTTTCCAATCAACCACACCATCACCAGCCAATATAGCCATTGATGTATTAGTTTTATAATTATCTCCATTTTGCCAAAAATGTTCTACGTTTGTTGTTTGAATTACTGTCTGCCCAGCTATTTCATGTGCAGCCCAATCTAACTCACCGCTTGTTGGTTCTCTTCCCTCGGCTGCTACAAACTTAGCTTTCCAAGCCCCCATCTGTTGTTTAAAGCCTATCCTTGCCAACCCCTTTTGTTGCTCGTTCATATTCTCTAAACTATCGTTAAGAACATAATTCACACCAGCTAACTCTGGTGCGTAATCACCAGTTCCGTTATCACGGTCATTAAGAGTTTTACGCAATGAGTTGTACTGCTCTAATGATAAATCAATATGGTTATCATCAATAAACTTAAAAATTTCTGATTGAGGTCTGTTATTTCCAAGCATAGAACGAATTTCATTCATACCCCATGATTGGTTAGCAGCTTGTTGTTCCCTTTCATTTGCCCTCATGAATTGGTTTCTTTGTGAACCAAATGCTAAGGTTAGTTCTTTATTATCGCCAATAGCATTATCTAAGAAATTAGCCATCTCACCACTAGATGCACCATTCTTACCCATTTCAATCAGTTGTAATTGAATAGCCTCTTTTTGTCTTGCTAATGCCTCGGCTCTTACTTTCTTACGTTTTGATACTTCCACCTTATAGGCTTTCATATATTCTTCTCGTTTTTGTAATAGTTCGCCATCAGTATACCCTTTAGCGCTACCACTAAACTTACCTACACCAACGATAGGGTAAATATCAGTACTAACAATAGACACACCACCACTACCAGCTTGTGCAACTTTCCCATCTCCCATATATACACCTACATGAGTTACACCTTTATAGGCTTTATCGTCAGAATTAACTGCACTTGGATCATCGCTAGTTGCCCATCTAGCCTCGTTACTCGGAACGTGCCAAAATACTAAATCGCCTTTTTGTGCTTGCGATATATCATGTACAAGTTTCCCCTCTTGTTCAGCTTGCAAGTACTGTCCATCTGCGGTGCGATAATTAAGAGTAACACCAGCTTTTGCGGACACATCAAGCGTAAACTTACCACAGTCGGTGCTTTCGCCACCATCACCACCAAGTAAATATGGCTTACCTAACTGTTCATTAACTGCACTATCAAGTGCAGCTACGTTTAAATTTCCACCTTGACCAGCTTTAGGTAGACTAGCAATAAATGCATCAGCACCTTTTTCGATACTAGCATCATCTTCACCATAGGTGTCTACATCGCCTACAATACGTTTATCGATAGTTTGTTGTGTGTTCACCTTATCAATAGCAACTGCAGCCTTTGATAATATCCCCTCACTTACACCCATTTCACGTAGTACTGCGATTGTTTGAGGTCCAGCGGTAATATCATTCCGTGTTACAGTTTCATCAATAATTGCACCACCAAGCCTATCTGCTACTTCTTGATATTTAGCTTTTACAAACTCTTCACCTCTATCACCATACATAGTGTTGATGTTATCTTTTAATGTGCTTAATGAGTTAGCAACAATGTTAGGGTTGTTATAACCTAATACCGCTATCTGTTCAGATGATTTTACATTGTTATTGAATGTTACATCCTTGTACTTTTCACGTTCAGAACGCTCATGTACTTGTACACGCATATTATTTGCATGATAGTCTTTCTCTACCATTTGAAGAAAACGCTCACGCAATCTATCGTTATTAGGTAACTTATTAAACACATCTTGCCTAATGTTGCTTTCTGCCTCATTAAACAGTTGTGTAGCATTAGCAGCACCATCTAGTTCTTTATGAAGAATACCGCTTTCTTTGTTTGTTAGTTCATAAGATATTCTATTCTTATAATCTGTTTCAGCGTTCATATAGGCGATATTTAAATCTTCATCAAGTCGCTTTTGCATCTGTGCGTTAATATTATCAATGGCATTAATTACACCTTTTAAGCCTTGTTGATTACCGCCAAACGCTAATTCATTTCCAGTAGCTTGAACACCACCGCTTATGGTATTTAGTTTTTGTTCGCCATTGTAATTAACTAACTTCATTAAATGCCCCACCTATTATTTCTAACTGCACCTCTTGTAACAAACTTAACATTTGATACACCAGATGCTTTTAATGCACTTTCATTTGGTGTGTAGTAGTTTGTATTAGCTTTAATACTACTACCGCCATACTGCCCTTTAAGACCATAGATACTAGATGCACCACTTAATATAGTACCTAGCATTGCCATTCTAGTTTGTGATTTAGCATTACTTGCCGCTGCACGTGCGGTGCTTGCCTCGTTGCGGTAGTTCATTCCATTCAGATATTCGTTATAGATACTGTTGTTCTTGTTATTTTCCCAATTCTGAATATCTTTGTTGTATTCGTCATAGCTACTAGCCATTAACTGTAATGGTGTACCAGCCATCATCAAGCCACTAGCACCAGTTTCTGCCGTATTCTGCCCTTGTATAAGTCGCATCTTATCGGACATTTTATCTCGTTCTTGCAAGGCTTGGTCTGCAATCTGTTCTTGCTTGCGATCACTAATACGTGCGTTTGCCTCTGCTACCCTTGCTTGTTGATTGTACATAGCAGCTTGTGCCTTACCCTGTTGATGTTGAGTAAACAATGTACCAACCATACTTGCTGCGGTTAATGCAATAGGGTTACACATTCGCATCCCCCTTTCTCAATGTGAATAAAACCATATCCCCATCGTTAATATCGTAATGAATAACCGCACCTAAAGATTTTAGCCATCTAATGGTGCGGTGATTTTCTTTATGTATATAGTTAAAAAGTACTTCCCTAGTTTGTAACCATTCACGAATGATATTTCTACTAACTTTTATGAATTGCTTTTGCAATGTCAAACTACGTTCAAAATCTTTACTCCCCAAAAAGTAAATGCAATGCATCCCATTTAATGATGTATTCGATACCCCATATACACATAATGGCTTGTCATTATCAATTACTATGCGACTTTGATAATCTTCCCCAAGAATATCGTTTACAAAGTCATTTTCTCCATAGTTTGAATTTTTTCGATTGATATATTTGACTTCTAAGGCATCTATCGAACGCAAGTTGATATATAACTCACGAATTAACGAAACGTGCTTAGATGGGCAAATTTTACATTCCATGAACATTTGGGAAACCACCGCCAATTTCTACCTCTCTTGTAACCGCTAATAGGTTAAATGGGAAAGGTTTTGAGTGTTTTATGCAAATTTCTGTATTAGTATTAACGCTTGTTGCTATCTTTGGTAACACTATTGCAGTATCACCAGTAAATAAAGATTTTGGTTTCATAATCAAATCATCTGCATCTTCAAATGTTCGCCCTACGCTACCACCATATGAACGATACAATCGCAATGCAACTCGTGTTATCGTAACCAATCTGCATTGCAACGTACCATCGTTTATTTGTTGCTCTACGCTTGGTATTTTGATTTTAGTAGTATAAGGTAAACCAACAGTAATTACATTCGCCTTACCGTCTAATTTAATAACCCCAGTTGGTGGTACTACCCTAGATGGCATCTGTTGTCCATCAACTACTATATCTACCATTTGCCCTACTAGATGAGGTGCGTTAATGTAATCGGTCTTGATTGAATTAGCGACTTTAACATAGCAATCTAGGAACACATCGGAGTTATCTTCTGTGTACAACGGAATACTACGTTCAATACATTTCACACTCTTATTATTAATCACACGATCTACTACAAAATAGATTGTGTCTTGTTCACCCTCTGCTACACTTTCAACATATCGGTATTTGCCATTAGTTACAAAATGCGACCAACCATATACCTTTTGTTCAGGAATATAAGTTAAACAGTTGAGTTGTCCATCATCTCGAACGTAGTAAATAATACTGTCAGGGTCTTGTGCATAAGCACTCGTTACTGCCACATGACCTTTAACCAATGTTTTAACAAACAATGTAAGGTCTTGCCCTGTGTAGTTGTCGCTTTCGTAAGAGTAACCCATATCACGAACAGTACCGCCACGCTCTTGAACGAACACGCATCGATTACCGATAAACTGTGGTTCACATTTCAATGCACCACGTTGTGTTTGTGTTTTAAGGTAACAGTTAGTAGGTGTAATAGTCTTGCTACCATCTACTATCCATTCATTACCACTCGTTAGAACGATTAAGTCATTAGCTGGTACAAGGTGTCTAATCTCATACATCTTGCGGTTGATTACTGGTAGTGTGATTGCACTATCATCTGTGATTGTACCGCCTACTTTTTCAACCCCAAAGTTAGGATAATCACCAGTACGGCTAAACCATATGAAGTTAGGCTTGCTATCCGTTGCAGCTACTACGAACCTATCTTGGTAGAATGTACAGAGTTTAGGATAACCTCTACCCCTATTCCAACTACCTAATTTCCATTGATAGCTAGGTTCACCCTCTTTAATACCATTCAGAACATTAACCTTTGCATTCTTATCATCGGTTACAGTTTTAATCTCAACAATACCATATTGGGTAAACGGCAAAATAGATAAGTCGCAATTTACAGAACCACCTTTAATTTCTGAGATATATTTCAGCCTTGCTCCAGCCTCTATCTTACCTGTATCAGTTACGTTGTAGTCATTCTTAGATGTGTACGTTCTATAGTCTTTCCAAGTTTGACCATCATTATTTGAGATTTGTAACTTTACAGTACCCTCCCATGTTCCGTGTGTTGTGAATTTCCACGATAACTCTGTATCTGTACTAAACGTGCCAACATTGTAATTGATATTGTTATAGGTCTTTTCAGTTGTTTCTCCGCCAAGGTAATTTTTTCTAACCTTTTTCTCTACAACTTCGCCAGCGGACTTAGTGTGTACCGCCTCTACATAGTAAGCAATCTGAATAACACTACCTACCATATCCTCTGTGAAGAGGTCTTTTGTGGATGTGATCGTATCGCCATTAACAGTTAGTGTATGTCCATTATCGGTGTTGATTTCATCGTATGGTTGTTCAGTTAGCTTGTATGCACTCATTCGCCAGTCGGTATCACTATATCGTGATAGCGTTTGAATGGGATATTTACCGCTGCAAATGAACATTACATCGCCACTTTGGATGCAGTTTAATTCGCCTACAATGTCCGCCTCAAATGGTGTTTCTACTTCAACATTTGTATATACACCATTCCGCCACACTCTAACATATCTATCACCAAATTCAAGCATGAATGATTGGTTCTTATTGGTTGTAAACTCAAACAGTCTAACTGGTTTATCGTTATGTTTGGCATATCCGATAAACTGTGAACCCTGCCGTCTAGCTACCGCACCATAAGGTCGAATAACTGCGTTTTCAGCAAGCAGTAATGCACTTTTATATTGTTCTAAGTCAAATCGACTAGATACATCCGGCGAAACTTCGCCAGTAGTAAATGCGACTTGCCCTATATACATCGGTTGCATATTACCAACTCCTTGCCTTGATATAGTTAGAAACATAAGGCATATCTAATCTGCGTTCCTTTGCACTCATAGATTTTGCCTCTTGTAATGCTGCTTGATATAACTTGTATGACTGGTCGAATAAACCACTATTACCAGTCAATGGCATTGCTAAGTCAGATGCCATCTTACACACTAATGCTTTTACAAATATAGGGTTCATTACATCAGCATCGGTAATATCGTACACATAATCAATGTGCATCAATGGTACATCAGATACGATGTACTTTGTATTGTTATCAGTTAGATATACATCATATTCACGTTGCTTTTCCGCTCGGTATCGTTCACCCTGTGGAATGACCGCAAGGATGCGAACACACTTTTCAGGGTATGCATATACATAACCCCAACCATCTATCTTATGTTCAGATAGTACCGCACGTTCACGCTTACGTGCAAAGTTCCATTCAAACTGCTCTAACAATACTCTACGTGTTAGATCATAATGCAATCTACATTGTCTAGCAGGTTCGGTTTCTTCAGTCATAGAACGGATGCGACCTGCATTGATAAGCGATAATGCTTGATTACAAATATCAGTAGGTGTCATATTTCCACCTTTCTATAAAAAAAGAGGGATGCATAAGCACCCCTCGTTCAATTATTCAGCAGTTTCTTCCGCTTTCTTACCAGTTTTCTTGGTTGTAGGTTTTGCCTCTTGGACTTCCTCTACCTCTGCGGTTTCTTCTGCACCAACAGTTTCAAACAAATCTTTGAAGTAGTCTTTATCGTATTCAGCCACTTCTTCTTTTGTAAATTCAACTGTTGTTCCCTCTTCAATTAAACCCTTTGTATTATGATAAAGGGTTACTTTTGCAACGTATTCCATATTAGCCACCCTATTTAATATTAATGCCACTTGTTAAGAATGCGGAGATTTGACCGCCAGTCATATTATTAGCGTTTACTTTGATGTATTTCTTAGCACCATTAGCTAAACGCACTTTGTATTCTGTACCAGCTGGAGCATTAGCGGCCATAGTAATGCCATGCAATAATACCGCATTAGCCATGTTTTCAGTATCAGAAGTGTAAACGTTAAACAAAGGTGTACCTGTTACTGTTTTATCAATGCGAATTACAAGGAATAAGTTAGGGTCAGCATCGCCACCATTACCATTCATCATTACATCGGAGTTAGTATTTGTTGTAATGTCTTTTTTGAAAAAGAATGTATTTTGAGTATCAATAATCATATATATTTATCCCCCTATTAATTAAGCAGTAACTCGTGCTTCTGTGGAAAGCAATGCATCGATTTTACGTACTGGAATACCATTAGCACGTGTAACCATTTTGCCCATTTCCATATCTTCTGTGATTGTAGAACCATGTACTTTGTTCTTTTGCAAACGTAAGAATGTACGCAATTCTTGGTTCATGTACCATACAGGACGGCAGCCTGTGAGAGATTGCATTTTTTCTTCTGCACGGATCATTAAGTTAATCAAGTTAGGACCTGCGGAAATATCTTCTTTAATAGCTTTCATATCGATATTAGCGATACGTACTACATAGCGCCAATCACGAACCGCTAAACCAATGTTTTGTTTGAAGTGAGTTCGGTAACCTTGGAACATAGACCCATCAGCCTTAGTGATTGTTACTTCGCCCAAATCTTCTTGTTGTAAACCTGCCTCACTACCACGTGGATAAATACCATGTACTGTAAGTGGACTCCAACCTACAAGCCACATAGATGCAAGGTTAGCAGTACCACCAGCATCGATAATGTTTTTAGCACTTTCAGCTTTCTTAGCATCTAATGTATTGAAACGTGCGGACAAACCAACAAACTTTTCAGGTGTTGTTTCATCGCCATAGAAAAGTGTACGTGCGATTTCTTGACCCATTGCCTCTACAAATGCACTATCTTCTGTAGCACGGAATGCCACAGGGTCATTGGAAAGTTTAACCAAATCTTTATCTACTTCGGAGTAAGCCTCTAACATACCGCAAGTGTCGGTAATTTGTTTTGTAGTAGATTTGCTAGGTTGTACACCGCCATAAAGCATACGCCATGTAGCATCAGGTAAGCCAGTACGTACAGTTGTTTTGTTAGATGTACCATCGTTACATTCAATCATTGTCATATCTTGAATGATTTCGTTAGATTGGTTTAATTGTTCGATGATTTGCGCAACTTTTCCGTTAGGATCCATGCGCTTTTGCAAATCAATTAAAGTAGGGTTTTGTGTTCCGATTGTAGCCATAAATTATTTTCTCCTTTTATTTGAACATACTCGGATATAAGTTTCTTCTGATTGCATCTTCTGACTGTGTACCACCAGTTGGTTGACCGCCACCAGCGTTATTATCTTCACCAGCCATACCAGCAATCTGTGCGAATAGTTGGATAATTTCTACACGATTACCTAAGCCATTTTCTGCTAGTAACTCACGGATATTAGGAATTGCCTTTTCTACAACTTCAACACCAGTTGCAGCTTTACCAACTGTTTCATCATATTTATTGCCTAATACCTCTTTGGTGTGTTCTGCGTAACCTTTATACTGTTCAGTCAAAGCATCTTGTCTTTTTTCTTCATAAGCAGTTACAAGGTCAGTAGCGTACTTATTACCAAACTTAGCCATCTCGACTGCTTGGTCTTGCGTAGCACCTACGCTATTGAGTAGCTTAGAAAAGTCAGCTGCGATTGTTTGGTCTACTTCGCCACTATCAAAGGCTTGTGTAAAGTCATACACAGTAGGTTCTGTAGGTGGTTCTTGGTTGCCGCTTGTGTCAGCACTACCACCGCCTAAGATTGTGTCTTGGGTATTCGTGTTAGCATCCGTAGTAGGTGTACTACTATCTGCACTCGTTGTGTTATCATTCGTGCCTTGCGTTAAATCTTCTGCCATAGTCATTCACCTTTTTCCTCTAAATTTTTAAATAGTTTTTGTTGATTGATATATTCCAGTTGTGCTTGGTGATATTTAAGTACACCCTCAACACCATCACCGATAGCGCCAAGCATTTGCATATACTTTAGACCTACACTTCTTTTTCCCTCGTTGAAAAAGGTTTCTGAATTGCCAGTAAACGAACGCTTTAGAATGTCCGTATTGTCTAAAAGCCTACAAAAAAACCACCTACCAAGTTCAGTACTTAGTACGTGGTTAAGTGCATCAATATCACGATCACGAATATAATCTTGTTTAGTTTTCATCTACACCCCCATACCCATTAATTGTTGCATTACTGGGTTTCCGTCATTGGCTGCATCTGTTGCTTGTTTAGCTGCTCCAGCCATTTGAGGTGCTAGTTGTGCCATTTGTAATGCTTGTGCTTGTTCCTCTTGCTCTTGTTGTGCTTGTTGTTGTTGCTCCATAATTTGTTGGTACTCATCATTGGAACGAATAACCCTAGCTGGTACGCCAAGATTTACACCATATATGTCAGCTGCCTCTTCAAAGTTAAACTTCTGAACGATGTTAGCATTGCCCTGTGCTAATGACATTATGAAAGCATAGTACTGTTCGATATTCACCAAAGATGACATTTTCTGTGCTTGTGCTAATGGAGATATGTATTCAATCTTTACATCCATTCCATTTAGCATTTCAGCAGTTTGTTCATCGATTGGTGGAAATATTCCAGCCCTATCTAGGATGCCATAAGTACGTTCAATGATTGGGTTTAAAAACTCACTTTGTAAGCGTTCAACTACAGGGCCTAACTGTTGCATTTTTTCTTGTGTACGCTCCATAACTTCACGTGCGGTCATTTGTCCGCTATCGATGTTATCAAGCATCAAGAATAAGTCAGCGCTATAGGCACGTTTAATGCTTTCAGATACAAACTGTATCTTAGCTTGTACGTTTGCAACATCAATACCTACATTGAATATCGGTTCAACCTTACCGCCAGTATCAACTTCCGTTACACCGCCCGGAAATAGATTTACACTACCAATCACATCAGATGTAGCACTCATAGGTGGTTTAATACCTAATTCAATAGCCGTTACTAAATCTTTCTCTAAAAGTTGTAACATCTGTGCATCGGACTGTGCGAACCATGCACACCCTTTACCATAACCGCTTAGATCATGTGTGGTGTGTCTTGCAATAGGAATAGGCCACTCTTCAAAACCACTATGTCTTAGCACTTCATCTGAGTTACTGCCCTCTATCCAATAAATGGATGCGTAAGGCATATTCTTATTACCTAGTTTCCCATTGCGGTCTTTGTTTGGCATAACCAACCAACACACAACATGAGTTTTTTCATTACCTTTTCCATCGTCATATTCACGTTTGACTTGTTCGGTGCACGCATCATACCCAAACTCTTCAACAAGCTGGTCTGCAGTCATGCGGTATTTTCTACCAAAGGTATTAACTTCACTATTACTACCGCACTCAAACGCATATGTTCCTATAGGATATGATGTAAACCACACACCATATTTAGGGTTTGGCATGATTGACATAGGCGATTGTCCAAACGGCAATTCCATATACGTTTGATGTGCCACGTTATAGAAATTTGATTTAGCAAATACTGCGTACAAAATCTCTTCACGTTCATCAAGTACCTTACTAACATCACTATTAGCTGCTAGGTCAGTATTCTCTAATGTCAGCTTAAACCATTTACGGCTAGGTGGTGTCATGCCACTCATTACACCTGATGCGAATATTTGGCAACTTTCCCATGCTACACCATTATTTATTTTGTCGGTGTAGACTTTCGATTGGTCTTGTTCATCATCAAATAGTCCAAGGAAAGGTAGTTGATAATCTCGAATATCTTTCCACTTAGCAACGTACTTTTGACGATTGTTGAACATAGCATTAAACTTTGCCTTAATTTTCGTGTAATCACGTTTCTTAGGCATCGCATTTGTCGGTTGTCTAGCAAGCGTTGATAGGATAGTTCCTTGCATTATTAACCCCCTAATGTGTTCTTAGTGCCAGTTGTTGCCGTGGAAAGAATTGTACTTTCATAACCACGTTTGCCCTTACGCTTTTTAGCGTACCAATCTTCACCAGTCATTGTAGTAGCATCATCAGTCTGTACTGTCGGTGCTGGTGCTGGCATTGGTGTATCAGGCATTTTATTCTTCATGCACATTAAATCACCCCTTATCTTTTAAATGGATCATACTCTGTGTTCGCATGACCCCTACTCCCTACATTCACTTTTTTATTGACCCTGAACGCAAAGGTCAAGGCTAATGCATCGCCCTTGTTCGGAGATGGTAAGCCACGTTCTTTCATATCCTTTTTGCTTTCAAGTTGTATTCGCCCATTCTTATCAATGATAGCCTCAGGACTTGTTATATCGTCATATAACCCTTGGTCATTCGATGGAATTGCCCCCCCATCTTTTAACCACTCTTTAAGTTCTCCCCACATATACGCACGCATATTCAAGTACATATCATTAGGTGCTTTACCGCCAAATGCAACTAACCGCCATCGTCTACCCATTGATTTACCAATACTATAAATACCTGTTCCGTAGCCTTGGTCGATAAATACTGCATCAGCTTTATATTCATCTTCAAACTGTGCTATGAGGTTAGCCATACGCATATCATCATCATTCTTTTCGATAGTTGCCAAACACTTCATGGAGTAGCCATTGCGCATTACGATTTCCAATGTATCACCGCCAGTCCACGCAGGGTCTACACCGATTATTACAGGTAGGTTGCTAAACTCACCAACTCTGTACACTCTCTTCTGTGCTTCATCTGCTATTGATGCGGATATAAATTGCGTATCGGATGCACTAGGGAATAAACCTCTAACACGCACCTTTACAAAGTCGCTATCCTCACCATGAATATCTACCCATTCTTGCAGCTTGGCTTTGTTTGAGATTTTAACAGTACGGCTATCTATTTGGTATGTAGTCCAGTAGTTACGATGCTTTCTAAAACATTCTCTAAACCTACCACTATTACGTGTAGGGTTACCAAACACACACCATATAATTTCCGTTTCTTTATCGGTTAATGCACCCTCTGTTACTTCCCATATCTTGTCAGATATTGCAGATGCCTCATCAAAGATGATTAGTATTCTATTACCTTGATTGTGCAAGCCAGCGAATGCTTCAGGGTTACTTTCGCTCCATGGAATAGCATCTATCCGCCATGTCTTTTCATACTGTTTATCAGCACTAAACAATGCGGTAGCAGTATAGGTGAATAACTCTTTACCTATAAATAAGTTGTACCATTTGTTAAGTTCCGCCCAAGTCTTAGACTTTAACTGTGTATCAGTATTAGCAGTAACCACACCTCGTGTATTCTCATGTGTAGCAATAGCAAATAATATCAACAATGAAGAAAAAGCGGACTTACCAATACCATGACCTGATGCAACTGCAATTTGTATTGACTTAGCTAATGACTTTCCCTTACGTAGTTCCTCACCTATCTTCTTGAAAGTCTTAACTTGCCATTCATCAGGGCCATCAAAGTTTTCAAGTGGTGTTCCTTTTTCTCCCCAAGGGAATGCGAAATATACAAAGCCTAATGGATCATGAGTGAACGAACCCAACGCATCAATCAGTTGCACTCTGTTGTACTTCATCTGATTTCACCCTTGCTTGTTTCATGCGGTCGGATATATCAATCTCTATTTCTGCATCAAGTTTAACCTTATCAGTAAATAGCATGTGCCGTTTACCAAGTAACTCGGCTGCTTTGGTTCTATCTGCAATTGATGCATCCAATCCGAACGCATCTTTTTCTTCACCATTCATAACCTTGGTTAGGTACTCCAGCACTTCATCAGCAGTTGCGATTGTGTTTTTACTGCGTTTTTCCATTACATCATCTATGTATTTACGCACCTTTACTTTTCTTAACAGCTGACTTCCCTTGCTTGATGCACTTTTTTCTGCATATCCAGCCTTAATAGCACTCTGTGTTGCGTTGGTAGTCTTGATATACTCATCTGCAAATATTCGTTCTTTTTCTGTTAAGGTGTTAGCATCTGCCATATATCAATCACCACCTTTATATGTCTTAACTAAAAAAAGTAACACCTCGTGTTGCTTGGTGCTACTGTACTCACTTTCTTTTTTATAGAGTTGTTTCTCTTTAAAGGTCTTACCCTTTTTGTACTTGTGAGGGAATGTTAGTTTGTACTCTTCCTCGTTGTACATTCTACTGACAATATATATCTTGCAAGGCTTATCGTATTTGCTCCATGATTGCCTTACATCGACTACATATCGCCTACCATTCATCTGTAATGCTTTAAGTAGTTTCTTTATCGTTGGTTGATAATTCACATAAAGCACCACACAATACCGATTAAGATTAGTATTGCACATACGATAGCTAAACCATCGATAAGTGTAATCATTGTATCGCCACGATGTTCGTAAGCATATTTAGCTTTAGCCTGTAGGTCTTTATTTTTCAAGTCCTTAGCTGCTTGTTTGAATAGTTTTCTATCCTCTAAGAATTGTTTAATCGCATTAATCATTTAAGTACTTCGCCACCTTTCCTTTTTAATTTGCCATGTGATCTAACACATAAGCCATAATTACCTTTACTTGCACCGCCACAAGTAATATATGTTTGACATAAGCCGTCATATTCTATTGTCTTTGCGGTACACACTCCTTTTTTGTTGTTTAAGCATTTACTTTTACAACACAAAACATCCGTCATAATCTCCCCTTTATGATAGATTTATACAAAAATTGGAGTATATCGCCGTGGATATACCCCATCATGTGATAGTTTTATTCTGTTTCTTTGTATTAATCACTCAAAACTAGGTGCGTTGTTGATGACATGACAATTTATGCTTTTGAGGTTCAACTATGAATAAAAAACAAAGTTGGAAAAGAGAAACACACCTAGTTTTCAATAATCACTTACACACTCAATACCAACAACTAACATTTTGATGGATCGTAATCGTGTTAGGTTAAGTAACAACAAGAATATGAATAAGTTTCTTTTGGAGGCTGCTAGTTGTCAGTATTCAATGTGTATAACCAATTAGGGCAGGTTCATATCTTTAAGGTTAATAATGTATAAGCTATATATTGTGAGGATATTCGACCCGCCCTCATTAGTTAGCAGTAAAATTTACATATAAAGTTTTTGTCTTAACACATACCTCAGATTGAAATTAGAAAAAAGTATAGTGTTTCACTCACCAAATCAAATATGGTTGCGCTGCTACTCTGCGACCGTTAGCGCTATACGTTCCATTTCGCCCATATACAACAAAGGCGCACTCTTAAATGGGTGCGCTTGTTGTTGTGTTTTGATTTGTCCTAAGGAAAGAGTGAGTAGTAGTCGCTTAGTGGCAACTTCTACATATATATTATACCTAATAGCAAACTATAGGTACACGGACAATCACGGACATTTACGGACATTATAGGACAAGTTTTCGCCCAAATTCCAATAATGCCTTTTGTTTATATCTCTTTGCCTGTTTCGTTGAGTAACACCCAATCATTTTATAAGCATCTTCTGTTGTGTTGTTGAGTACAAACTCATAACGTAGGATAATTGCCCCTAGCTTTTCATCTAGTGCATCTATCTTAGTGATCGCATCACATTTTAGTTTTGATAGTTCATCAATACGCTTATCACGTTCTGCTACTGTATCAAGAAATCTTGCTACGCTACCCTCTAACCCTTGCGGAGTTCCACCACCTGTTACTCTATCCTTACTGTAATCAATAGCACCTATCGATGTAAGGTTTGCTCTTAACTGATTGATTTCTTCCTTGATAGATGCTATCTGTACATCAATTAACTTAACAGGTTGCAGGTATTCAACCGCCATTTCTATTAGTTTCTTATCGTCTAATTCTCCCAAACACTTCACCTCACTAGTTAAATCCACCATTTATAAGCACCAAGTAAAACAACACACTCCAAGCTATAAATATAATTGCATTTGCATAACCACTATCCACATTACCCATAGCAACTATCAAACAAAATAACATAAACCATATCATGTATTTATACCTCTGCTAGTTTTGTGTAATCCCAATGTCCAATCGAAAGTTCACAAATGGCAGTCCATGATGTTTTACCATTTAGCCAGCAATATACATTTCCATCTTCGTATCTCGCAAAATATCTTTTAATCCATTCTTTATTATCGTTACTTACTAATACAGGTGTATCAACTTCTACTTTTGACCAATCAATAATACCTAATTCGTCTGCAATATCCATTACCTCGCCTATTTCCAAGTCAGGTAATATTCCATGTGTCCGTCCAATACAGGTATATTCTTCACCATTACACTTATAAAAACCATCAATAATCAATGGTTTAATTTTGGTTAAGTATATGAATGTACTATTACTACCAATTATATACCGCCAGCCATCATCACATAGCTTTTGAAGTAACCATTCTCTACCTTGTTCATCTGTGATCATACTCTATTCACTCCCCTTATATTTAAAATAATAATTGGCAAACGCTTTTATTCGCTCTACATCTTCATCGGTGGCACAGTCCAAATTGCATAACCAATAGTCAAATTCTATCCACCTTTCTTGGTGTTTATAAAGGAATACGCATCTATCCATCATTTCCTTTGTATATGGTACACACAATTCGCCGTCTACTTCTATTGCGAACCTATTGTGTTTAGCAAGCAGTCCAGTTCCTACCATTTACACATCCACTTTCCTATATTTTCACTCCACTCAAATTTAGCTACATCATATATTTCAAAATCATCAATGGTTTCACTTACTTTTCCGATATAAAACACATCCTCTTCACTCTCAACCGCAAGCTGGCACAAGAAATCAAATGCATCTTGATAACTTTGCGGTGCTATGTAAAAGTCTGAGTTATTAACATAACCGCTATAACTTATCATCTAACAACATACCTCTCTGACATAGAGTTATATATTTGGTGTTTTATTTTAAGAGTAACTTTTTCTACAAAGAAATCTAATCTAAAACATTGTTCAATCTCAAACATCGTTGATAATTCTGTAATAGTTAAACCAGAAAACTCATATATGATTTTTACACTACCATCATTAACTTCAATTCTAGGTTTGATTATCATATCAGCTATAACTATTGTTAATGCACTAGCTAATAAATCAAAATTCACTCTCCTCATACTCACCTCTTATGATAGGGCGGATATTTCACCGCCCATATTCATTAATTAAAAAATGCGTAAATCAGTAATACTGTATAAATCACTAACAATACAAAGCACCAAACTAACATTCCTACCATCACAGTATCAACTATTTTGTCTTTTATACTCTTCTTGTTTTCCCCAAATAGTATTTTATTTCTTTCTGCTACATATCTTGCGTATCTCTTATCACTTTCAAGTGTGCATAGCTCTATTTCATGTTTAGACATTATTTACCAGCTTTCAACTCTTCAACTTCCGCTACTAATTGAGTAACCAATGTTTCAAGTTCTTTGATTTTGCCTTTGTGGTTTAATTCATATTCAGAACCTTTACCCAATCGGAAACTTACACCAGCATTTACCATCTTTTCAGAACCCAATGTACCGCCTACGCTAAACATTACGTGTTCGTTCGGTGCATAAAAACCACCAAGTGCTACTGCGCTATGTCCTTTGTAGTGTCCGTAACCAACTGCGAATGTCAATTTATCATCTTTGTTGTAGCCTAAGTAGTGCAATGCGGATAACGCTGCATTCGCTGCACCAGCTTTACCGATTTCACGTTCTACATTTCGTGTCATACCACGTTCTAGGCTTTCGATGCGGTTTTCATGGTTTTCTAACACGTTCGCATGGTCTACTAAAGTTTGTTCGTGAGATTGTAATTGTTGTTCGTGATTATTAATGATCGTTGTGTGATTGTTGATTACTGTTTCATGACGATTAATAGCATCTGTATTTGCTTTGATGTTGCCAGTATTTACTTTGATAGCATCTGTATTATCTTGAATGGCTTTAGAATTTGCACCTACACGCTCGTTTGTTGCGTTGATAGAGTTAGTAATCGTTGTGTAATTGTTATCCACCTTAGCGGTTAAATTCTTGATGTTATTTACATTGCGGTCTACACGAATATTCAAGCACTTAATATCTTTATCGTGTTTCGCTAATTTTGCACCCATAGATGCGATTTCATCGTAGGCAGCGTACAACTGACTGCCATTGACTGCATCTGTAGATGCTGCATCAACTTGTCCAGCTGCTACATTAGTAATTTGGCGGTTGTAATATTTAACACCACCAAACCCAGCTCTATCTTTAGAACCTACACTCACTACAGATTGAGGGTTCTCACCTGCGAATACGTGAGTTACCCCATTCAACACTACTTGTTGTGTTGGTACTGCATCATCTGTTACGGAATTAGTACCCAATGCCACACTGTTGCTTTTGTCTGCTACTGTGTTATTACCAATAGCATATGCATCCCATGCAGTAGCTTTGCCATGAGTACCTACTACTGTTGCACCCTGTCCAGCAGTTTCGGAGTTAGCACCGATTACCACTTGTTCTTGGTCGCTATTTGTTTTGTTGTTGTAACCGATGATTGTTGTTTGGTTTGCACTTACTGTGCCGTTATTACTACCGATAACTGTTGTATCATTACCGCTAACTTTGTTATCTCGACCTAAAACGATTGTACTTGTGCCAGTAACTACTGTATTCACACCTAACGCTGCGGAGTTGTAACCGCTAACTACTGGTGCAGTAGTATTCGGTTCTACTTGACCTACTACTAAACCATTTGCAAATGTGCTACTTGTGATTGTTGCCATAACCATTGTTGCTAATACTAATTTGTTGTTCATGTTAAATTCTCCTTTTATGTTAATTAATTTATTAAACTTATTTGCCTGTGCTGCCATATCCGCCAGCACCTCTTTCTGTTCGGCTCAAGTCATCGACTTCTAATACATCGACCATTGCTACTGGTACGATGATTAATTGTGCGATGCGGTCACCTCTAAATATCATGTAATCGCTACAAGATACATTTTCATATGCAATACTCAATTCACCTCTATAGTCAGCATCAATAATACCTACGCTATTTGCACATCTTAGAGGTGTTTTACTCATACTACTTCGTGGCACTAATAACCCCATGTGTCCTTTCGGTATCTCTACCGCCACCCCTAACGGAATTTTCTTTTGACTATCAGCAGGCACTTTGATATGAAACGGACAATACAAATCTAACCCAGCTGCATCTTCACTACCTCTTGTTGGTAGTTGTGCATATTCACTAACCAACTTTACTTTCATTTTTTCTTTCAAAATTCCACTCCTAACATCATCAATGCACGTTTGACTGTTTTATAATCAGCACCAACTTGATAACTCATTGCCCTTAATGACATTCCAGCTTGATGCATTTTTAATAATGAATTTCCATCCAACTCACTTGCACGTGTATATGTTTTCTGTGGTTTTGTACCTTTCAAACCCAAACAACATAACGCTCTGCCAGCACTTATATTTCCGTAAACACAAGCTGCTAACGCAAGCCAATTTAAGTTATTATCAGGAACAAACTCACTCATATTAACTGCCATTACGCCATTCACTCTCCTTATACAATTTGAACCAATCATCTGCACTCATTATTACAAGCCACTTTTTATTGCTTTTTTTCCAAGCCACTATAGGCATATCGCCATTATCACCTTGTATTGCATCATGTTCTGCTTGTTCATATGCTTTACGAACATTCAAGTTTTCAACAAATTTGACCTCTTGATGTATGTTAGGCAAGCCTACACAGTCCGATGCATCACCTGTGTTTCCACAATACTGTGCAGTTCTACGGACTTTGTCGAAACCATGCGACCTACACACATCTCGCCACATTCGTTCGCCACGCTTTCCCTTATCCTTACTATTTATTGGCAATGATCATCACCCCTCTACATACTTCTCACACCTCTTCAAAATATTTTTTACTAGCTCCAACGGAATATGCGACCTTGTGTTATATCGATTAATACCAGTAGTATTTAACTTATTGAATTTAATGGTGTTCTTTATATCATCTTTCAATAACTTCAAATCGATATTGCTACCAAACTTTGTTGGTTTCTTAACCGGATAATCGTAGTTGTTGTAATAGGTTAAATTCTCATAAGGAACATCAAACCCTATTACATTTTTGATGTATTCCCATATCCGCCCATATGCTGGGTTTTCAATCACGAATACTTTAGGTTGATACCGCTCAATGATTTTCAATGTGTTGTATATGCACATCTCACCATTGATACGTGTTAGAAATGACTTATCATACTTGAATTGGTAGTTTTCATAATCAATGTGATTTCTGATTGTGAATTTACTTCCTTGCTCATATTCACCAAATAGATTGATTGTCATATCCTTTTCTTGTTTCCAACACGCATTACCACCTTTCATAGAACTTGCCACGCTCCAGCTTTCACATGGTGGACTAGCTGAATAACATCAGGTCTATCTAGCTTGTCCAACTGTTCCCATAGTGCGTTTGGTTTATGTAGCATATTAACTGCAAGGTCTTGGCTGATACACGCATCACCAATTCCTATTGATGTGATCGTGTGCTGCCCCCCCATATTCACGTTATATTCATCTACCGCTTGACGATAGCAGCCATTACCATCATCGAATAACCCCCAAATGTGCATCCTCTTTTCTGTTCACCTCAATCATTTACAGTACATCCATACTTTGCTTTTCTCATACGATGCTTAACTTTCTTTACATTATTCCCCAAGTACGCTAACACATCATTTTGTTTGATTGCGTTATCTTGCATCGTTTCTCTTTTCCGTTTGTACATTCGATACGCTGGACACTTAACGTGGCAAGCCACATCTCTGTACTCACATTCCTTACATGGTGCATTCAATATTAATACTCACTCCTTGATGTAATCTTCAATAAGATAGGTTTTGGTTTCTTGCACTACCCATGATGTGTTTTCGTACCCATGACGTTTTTCCCATGCTTGGAATACTTTTGTTAGTTCTTTGCTTAGTTCGTCCATGTGTTCGTTTTTAACATCTTTCATGTAATCGTCTGAATATTCTGCAATTTCATCATCCAAGTCATAATCAAGCACATTCCAAATCGCTCGTTCACCATCTACTTCAGGTACGTAGTAATAAGGATGCCCAACTCTCACCACCTCGATATCACATTCCCCTAAATAACAATGATCACTATCATACGCACCAAACAAATCTTTTTGGTACTCCAAATAATCTTCGATAGCCTCTTTAATGCTATTTTGTGGTTCGCCAGCCACTTCGTCCTCACACCAGCAATATTTTGTTTCATCTTTTACCAGCATCGTTACTAACTCCTCTTAGAACGGAATGTTTTCATCTTGTGGACTTTCAAAACTATCAAAGTTGCTAGGTGCAGTTTCATCATTTGTTAGTGATGTACCTACAAAGTTAGCTACCACCTCTGTTACGTAGCGTTTTTGACCATCTTGTGTTTCATAGGAACGTGTTTGAAGTCTACCCTCTACAAACGCTCTATTGCCTTTACGCAAATTACCAATACTTTCGCCTAGCTTTCCCCATGCTACGCAATTAATGAAAGCAGTTTGTTCTTTCGTTTGCCCCTCACTATCTAAATAAGTGTTGCTTGCTGCAACTGTGAATGTTGCAACTGCTTTTCCGCTTTGTGTGTAGCGCACCTCTGGATCACGTGCTAAATTACCTAAAATTTGTACTGTGTTCATTCAATTCTCCTTTATATCTTTTGTTCAATACACATTGTTCCTTTGTACACCTTGATGATTTCCTCTAAACTTTCAAAGGTTCGTGCATCGGCTTTCAAAATCATTTGCATCTGTTGAGATGCCTCTTCTTTTGTTTCCACATTTAGAGGTATCTCGATGGTAATTACCATCTTTCTTTTTTTACTTAGCATTTACACCTCTCTAGTAGTAATACATTCCATTAAGTTCTGCCTCTGTATCTTCAATGTACACATCGTAATCTTTGTGAATGTGGCAATCGACTGTTGCCTCGTTACGCATGATTTCTAGCAAGTTTTCAATCTTTGTTCTTGCTTGTGCCTCAT